GGGTAAGGGCGACCAGCCGCCCGCGCCCTAGCTTTTGCCATTTTAACACCTTTTGCGTTTAAAGCCTTATGCTTTGCGTCTTTAGGTGCATCTTTTTCCCAAAATGGCTTGCTCATTTTAGCAATCCCATTTGCGCAATGACTTATTGATGCGACTATTTGGATCTGCGGCGGCTGCAGACCCAGTTAATTTCTTCTTCACACCCGTCATACGGGCACAGAATGACTTACGTCGAGAGGCCGACTTATCGCTTTTTGCAGCCTGCTCTTTCGAGACCGGCGGCTTCAGGTTGTGGCCCTCAGCCTTGGCGGAAGCCCTGCCCTTGGCATTAAGGCCACCTTCAGGATTCTTACCTTCTGATCGCTGCCAAGCTGGACTTTTCGCCATATATCATCTCCAAGAATACGACGAGGGTTCCAAAAAACCCCCGTCGACTTTAGCACCGACAAATCTCAGTAATGAGAAGCTTTGCCGCGAGGCGTGCCTGAATGAGCAGACGAAAGAACGCCGCCGCCAGAAGCACGAGCAGGCTTTTTAGCCTTAGATGCCTCAGACATAACAGCCTTGCCGCCTTTCTTCATGCAGCTACCGCCTTTTTTAAAGCCATCTGATTTTGACTTTGCAGATTTTGCAACTGCAGGTCCGTCTTGTCCTTCATAAAAACCCATCTTAGCCTCCTATTAAGCAACGAGATTCATGGCTTGATTATAGTTGACTGTAAGCCAACCAACACCAGAGCCTGTATTTGTTGAAAGCATGAATATTTGAACATCGCTTGTTCCAACATCAACCCAATTATTTACACGGGTAGCACTCGTGCCAGGGTCAACATTAACAATGCCAATTGCCGCACCTGTATTGGCAGCAGTCGCTGCAACAGCAAGTTCTGTTGCGGTTGCGCTTGTGCCAATATTAAATGTTGAAGCAACACCAGTCCATGCAGTCGTTACATAAAGGCGGATTGATGTAATTTGACTATTCGCAGGAATTACAATTGTTGTTGTGTAAAGTCCTGCTGTCGATCCATTTGTCGCCTGCGTAACTGCAACAGTTTGCGACATATGAACAAATCCAACATTCTTTAAAGATCCAACAGTTGAACCTGTCGTATCAAGAACGTCGCCAGCCGTGATTGGCCCAGTAAACGTAGTTGTTCCCATATTATCCTCCTGCACAAGGTTTCGTCGCGTAGTCTGTGCAGCGTCCGCTAGGCCGGTCTGCGCGACTAAATTACCTAGAAAGAAGACGGGGGCTTATGTAATAGAGGCCCCCGCCATATTATCATTACGACGTTGGGAACGATCCGTAAATCGAACGCCAGTTGTAATAGCCGAAGCTATAACGCTCGTAACCCTTCACAAGAAGGTTGTCTGTTACGAAGTCGACCTGCATGTCGGACTCGAACTTAACTCTTTCCATGTAAGAAAGACCGTCAATGTTCGTAAGCAAGAACCAAGCATAAGCAGAGGTCAAGAAGTCGTTGACCATGTAGCCTTCAGGCAACCCGCCTGCAGTCATCATGATTGCATTGACATCGTTGTCTGCCGTGCCTGGGCGCAGTTCAGTCTTTGTCAGACGAATTGCAACAGGCTCGAGCTGTGGTGGAACAACAAGACGACGGCCACGAGCGAAGATCTTCAGACCAGCCTGGTCTTTGAAGTTCGTGCGGATGGCAATCATCGCGTTGAGAAGCGTTGATTCATTAAGATCAACGTCTACAGCAGGCTTATTGGCTACAGTGCTACCATCGATCGGATGGTTCGGCGCGCAAAGCGCAACGCTGTCACCGCCGATAGAAGCATTATACGTCGTAGCCGTATTCAACACATTGGCGCCATAGATCTCTTTCGTCTGATGGAAAGATTCAATGAGGCCAAGGTTCGACGGCATAAACTGTGTCTTATACAGGTTGTCGTCGATGGCTTTGCGCGTAATAGCATAGCCAAGAGCAATTTCAGTGTGCTCCTGGTTGTAGATATAACGCTCACCAGCTGAGTTATCGAAAGCGGTCTGGCCGCCTTCCGTCTTCAACTGAGCAAGACCCAAGAAGCGCATTTCCGCAGTGCGCTCAAGCGCCATTTTGGAATCATGCTTCGTGAAGATCTTGTCGTATTGAGATGGGATCATCTCATACTTGCCTTCAACCCCACGGAGGCCGGGGAGGAGAAGGTCTTTGATGGCAGAGAGATTAACAGCCATTGGTCCTTACTCCTTCTTAGACGCCTTGGAAGTTACGAGTGAAGACATCGTTGAACATAACGATGGCATAATCGTAGCCTTGGCCGCTGGTGCCGCCAGTGGTGCCGTTGGAGATTGTGCCCTGAGATCCTGGAGGATCCGTCACAACAGCAACGATTTTGAACGGATTGTTCACACCGTAGGTAGCAGTGTTGATGGTTGTCGTATCAAGATAAGCAGCAGAAATACCATTTGCAGTATTTCCAGAGCCAATCACGAAGCCAATCGTTGAATTGACATCCGTCAGTGCAATGCCCGTTGAGTCAGACTGAGCAACGAACTTAGCGTTCGGGTCATTGACAATATAGGCATAGATTGTGCCTGACTGTGGGTCAGTTCCACCAGGGTAGTAGTTTGACCACACAACGCGCTTCTGAACGGCTGAAAGATATTTACAGCCAACAAAAACGCCGGCAATGCCAAGAATGGCTGGCGTAGCGCCAGTAGACGCAGACTGCGCTACCGTGCCATCACTTACAGACGTTACTGGATCACCAAAGAATATATTCGTCGAATTATATGCGATTGGAAACTGGACTTGCTCATAGGTTGGAGCAGAGCCGTTGCCCGCATACTGGCGAAAACCGAAAGGCGCTGAGACGTTATTCGTCGCCATAACGGAATCTCCTTTTTACAGGAGGCTCTGTCATCGCGCACCGGGGCGACTATAGAACCAGGGGAAAGTTAATGCTCCACGCCGAGGGAGCCCAAACCTTATGTAAAGGTCTATGTATATTATCGCTTGACAAGGTCAAAAAGTAAAGGGCCGCAACTGCGACCCTTTTTTGAGTTATAGAATTTAAGTCTATTACTCTCTTGGAATAGGCATAGCCTCATAAGACTTTTTAATTTGAGGGCGCGCCTGGGCATGATCTCTCGTAAGAGTGCCATCTGGCGTCCCAGCCAATTGAGCCTCTTTAGATCTAACCTGAGAACGAGCCTTTCTCAATTCAAAGTCTCTACGTTCGTCAATAATCTCTTTTGGACATTCCATAAGGATCTGTCCTTTGCGCGTTATTGACTCAGCTCTTGTATCATGAGGCATCATTTCTGGATGTCTTGACGTCGGGACAGGCGTCCAGCCAGAACGAGCCAAGGCAACCTGATAGGCAGGATCCTCTTGGCCATAAACCGTCAGACGTTTCCACTGATATTCCCAACCATCTGGGATAATCTCAGGATCAATAAAGAACTCATCTGTTCCGTCATTAACTTCACCAAGATGGCCACGAAGTTCAGCTGCACGACGCGCAGCAGCGGCCCTTGGATCATCTTCTCTAATGGGCGGCCTGATAGAAGGAGCCTCTGTAGCAACATCTGTATCTTCATTTTTAATAGATTTTGTAAAAATACTATTTTTGCGTGTTCGGGTTTGAATTGGCTGTTCCATTTATCTAATCCTCAATGGTTGTATCTATTTTCTTTGATCAACATGGCTTTGTTCTTGGCATATTCTTCAGGCGTCATGCCAAGATCTCGCGCCGTATCAGCCTCAGCCCTCGTTAATCGCATAACATTAGGCCTATTGCTTGAACCTCGTGACACAGGCGCCGCTGGTGGCGCTACAGACTTGCGAGGAGCAGGGGCTGATGCGGCTGAAAGGGGAGATTCTGAAGAATCTTCACGATTAATCCCCAATCTATTCTCAATAAAATGAAAATATTCATCCGTATCTGGCTGGATACCATCATCAACGGCATCTTCATGCGCCCGAAACATTTTTCTGACTTCTCGCTCGCTCTTTAAATACTCTCTAGAGCTCCTCAGCCACTCCGCAGACCGATGCGATACATTTTCAGCCAATTGATCAACAATATCACCCTTTGGAGGCGTAACAGGATGAACAGTCTGCGCATTTTCGGCATCCTTCATCTGTTTTTTCATTGCCTTTTCGCCATCTTTCAGCTTTTCAAGCTGATGGGCATTCGTTGTCATCGCATCCTGTATCTCAGCAACGCGATTATAGTCATTTGCCGCCATGGCATCAGCGTAAGCAGTTTTTAAAACTTCGTTTCGCTCTTTAATCGTATCAATCGCATTGACGATTAATTGATAATCAGACTCATTTTTGTCTTCGCTGGCCTTTTGAGCATGTAAATATGCTTCTTTAGCGCGACGTTCAGCGTCTTCCCTTGCTCTTTTTTCTCGCTCAAGGTTTCTTTTTAATTCATTGATACCTTCTTCAGGCTCAATTTCTTTCTTTTTAGCAAGTTTCGTATCTTCTTCTTCAGCAATTTCTATTTCAGGCGTTTCTTTATCTGTTTTTTTTGGCTCTTCAAAAACAATTTCAACGCCATTTTCTTCATCAGACATATGATATCTCCTTAAAAGATTATTTCTGATATTTACCAGGCTATATCAGGAGACTGTATGCGCATTTTTACCTGCGTATCAGCCATTATTCGGCACAAAACACCATTAACAACAATACTCCAACCATCTGAAGGGCGGAAAACAACCCAGTCATGAAGATTAAAGCTTGCGTTATTAAACCATGCGCCTGAATCATCTTGGAAAGCGGAAGGCCCCATACTAACAAGAAGGCCTACCTTGCCCTGAAAACGGTCTTCATCAACCGTCTTATCAGACAAGTAAATTCCGCTTTTTGTCCTTGTTGGCCTGATATAAACAGCCGCAAGGATTTGATTGTTAAAAAGCTCAATAGACGAAAGATCACCTAATTCGCTTAATATTTTTGTTCTAGGATCAATGTCGTGATCCATAATCATAGATGACATTTATGGTTTCCCCTTCTCTTCTCAGTATTTTTCCTGACATATCCGCTCGGCCTCAAGCAGATATTCCTGTGCAAGGCGCAAGCCCGCGATCTTCCCCGCCAAAAATTTATATTCGGCGTAATCTTCCAAATGACCGTTAGAAATTGCATCCATCAATCTTTCAATTTCTACATCAATCAATTTTGCAAGCTCGCGTTCATACGCTTGCTGCGTCGTAAATGTCATGTCGAGCCCTTCTCACTCGCCTTCTCATGTAAGAACAGGGGTGGCATTTGAGAAGGGGTAACGCCACCCCCTTATCACAACAACTACTTGCTGCGACCTACTTTCGCTTTCGCGATGTCTTCTTTCTGTAAGCGACCTTCGCCAGAAGCTGCGCCAGCAGTCATATCTTTATATGACTTTGCAATTCGGCTAATGCGACCGCCTGCTTTGCGGGCAGGTGCATCTTTATGAAGCTTGGCAATGTCCGTCTTTTGCAAACGACCTTCGCCACTCCCAGCGCCAGCCTCCATGTCCTTGTAGGACTTGGCAACCTTAGTAATGCGACCGCCAGCCTTACGGCCAAGAAGAGCAGGAGGAGGAGCTCCAGGCCCAACAGCGCCCATGGGCGGAGCAGGTGGCATTGGCATAGG